CGTGAAAGACTCTGGCGCCTGGCCGGCTAGCCACCACGTCTTGCCGGCCGCGCCCACGAACACGCCGCCGTCGACCGGCGCGAGCATCGTGATGCGACCGTGAAACCCCAGGTCGTCGGTTTCCTTCCACAGGTCATAGCCATAGGCAGACGACCATCGCAGTCGGTTGCCGAGTGCCATCAGCACGCGGCCCCGGAAGTGAGCGACCAGATGCCCGGCCGGCGGCGCCCCGTAGAACTGCGTGACGATGGGCCGCTGCAACTCGCTCTCGGGCCCGGCGATCGTGGCGACCGTCGTCTGGCCGGCGACCGGCGCCGGGATCGCGCCCGCCTCGTAGAGCGTGGTGCCGTTGCAGGTCGACAGGTAGAGCACGACCTCGGTGACACTCGGGTTGGCCGAGCCCTGCACCGCGATCGACACGCCGCCCTCGTTGTCGAGCGTGACGAGCGCGCCCTCGCCCGTGCCGGACTCGCGGCCTTGCGCGTCCCGGTAGGTCGCCGCCACGAGGTACTGGCCGGGCGGCAGGATGCCCGCGCCGGCGCCAGCCGCCACGTTTGTCGGCGGCCGGATGCCCCACGGACGGTACTGCCGGGCCTTGAGCGCGCCGCGCTCGTAGCCATTGCAGAAGAACACCTCGTCGCCGACCTCGCAGTAGGACATCGGCGCGCCCGGGGTCAGCCCCGACACGATCGCCGCCGACGTCAGGTCGCGCGCAAGCACCTTGAGCGAGCCGCCGTCCACGAACAGGCCCAGGTCGCCCGACGCCCACAGGGAGTGGATGTCGGCGCCGGCCCGCTCGACCGCGTATCCGTCACGCCGACTCGGCATGCCCGAATCGTCCAGGTCGACATTGGTCGCCTCGACCAACGCTTCGAGCGGCAGTCGTTCGCCCGAAACCTCGTTGCGAAGGCCCGAGAAGGCGCGCAGGACGATCGGCTCAGAACCGGCCATTGCCCGTGTCCTCCGAGTGGTACTGCTGCGCCCACAATTCGGCGTAGGCCGGTTGCGGCGGCCCGAACTCGCGCTCGAACAGCGCAAGCGCCTGGGCGGCCCGCTCCGGGTCGTAGGTTTCGCTGTCGCGCTTGAGGAAGGCCCGGTAGACGATCCAGTGGCGCAGGTTGCGCAGGTGCTCGTCGCGAACCTCGAAGGCGTCGTCCGGGTCGTTGATCGTCGCAAGCGGCAGGCGCACCACGGTCAGGTTGAGCGTGCCGGCCGAATCCGGGCTCGGCACCAGGCGAATGCTGCCCTCCTGCCAGTCGGGCAGGATGACCTCAGGCGTGCCGGACCAATCCTCCCACCCAGGAGACAGGTCATCGAGCTTGCGCATCTGCCGAAAGCCGAGCGGCCGCGACTCGCCGGAAAGCCTGGCCCGGTTGACCCGGATCACCCGGGCGTCGAGCGCATAGGTATGGGTGCCGGCGAGCACCGCGATCTGGCAGGTGTCGGCGGTCGTGGAGTCGACCAGCAGGCGGCCACGCCGGCACGCCTCGTTCTGCGCGTCATCGGCATACTCGATCAGGTCGTCGTCCGACCACAGGTAGGGCTGGGCGGCGTCGTCCAGATCGGAGCGACGAACGATGTCAAGCAGCGTGCCGACCTTCATGGCCTCCCCTTCTCTTGGCGATGCGCACGATCGCGTCGGTCACGCGCGCGGGGTCGATTGCGTACTGGCACAGGGCGGCGCCCGACTCCGGCTCGACGTTGCAGAAGTCGGCCCCGTAGTGCAGTCGGTGGCAGGGGTAGCACCCGACCTCGGCCGGCGGCGTGATCGCGATGGCATTGCGCCAGTGCTTCGTCAGGTTCTCGACCGACGAGTGCGAGAGCAGGCAGACCTTGCCCACGACAGGATCGAAGGCGACGGCATTGAGCACGCCGGTTTCCGGGCCCACCACGCAACCCGCGAGCGAGGCCAGGGTGAGCGTTTCGCGGATCGCCAGTTCGCCAGACGTGCGGACCACCCGCGGCTCGAGTTCCCATCCCTGTTCGAGAACCTTGCAGGCCACGTCGCCCACCATCACGAAGCGGGCATCGGGCATCGTGAGCAGCAGCTTGGCGAGCACGTTGTCGAGCCACGGATATGCCTTGTGCAGGCTCGACCCGGACAGCGCCACGACCACCAGGAAGTGCTCGGGGCCGATGTCGTGCTCGCGCAGGAAGTCGTCCGCCCACGCCCGCTCGGATTCGCTCGTGTAGAAGCGGGCCTCCGAGCGATACGGCACGCCGGCCAGTTCCGCGGTGAATTCCAGGTAGTTGACGTTGAGCCGGCGCCGGCGCATGTCGTCGGGCCAGGCGTGGTTGGCGCGGCCCGGCATCGCGAGCAGCGTCCCCTCGACCGACTCCGAGAGGTTCACCCACTTGTCGAAGCGGGCCTCCCACGCGCGCCAGAAGGCCCACAGTTCGCCGTTGGGCACCTGATCGGTGTCCTGCAAGAGCCACGCATCGACGTGCGGATCGTGCGCGAGCACGTCCTGTCCCTTGGGCGTGGTCAGGAAGGTGACGTGGTAGCCCTGCCGCTTGAGCGCCGGCAGGATGTTGGCCGCTTGCAGTTGGTCGCCGAATCCGCCATAGCGCACCACGCACGCCGTCCTGCGCGGTTTCGGCGCGGCGTATGCCATGACGTGCCGACCATCCTCGGTCTTGCGGTAGACCTGCCAGAACGAGTATTCCAGGCCCTCGTCGCGGGCCTCGTTCTCGAGCAGTTGCCAGCCGTTTCCGACCTCGGTCATGGCGGCCACGATGTCCTCGGGCAGGAAGTCGTGCTTGTGGTCATGGTTCGCGCCTGGCTCGCCGACCCTGGGGTAGAAGTCGGCGTGCGGCAGGTACAGGCACAGATGACCACCCGGCTTGATGACGCGCCACCATTCGGCCAGCGCCGCCTTGTGGTCGTCGATATGCTCGAGGGTGTGCGACGAGAACACGAAGTCGAGTTCGCCGTCGTCGAAGGGCAACTCCTTGTCCACGTCTGCCCGGATGTCCGGTTCGATCGGGATTCCGAACAGCTCGGTGTCCTTGCAGTTGTCGACCCCGATGAAGTGCTGGAATGCCTTCCGCGGCCCACAACCGATGTCCGCGCCGATGCCGCGCGTGTAGGGCACCGCGAGGTACTTGATCTTCGCGGCCTCGTCGCCCTGTGGATCGTCGATGCGCCAGACCATCAGTCGTCAGCCAGTTGGGCGGCGAGTTGCGGGTTGACGGGCGCCTCGGCGGTCGCGAGGGCCGGTTCTTCCTTGCGAGGCCGGCCAGGCCCGCGCTTCTGGAAGTTGGCCGGAACGGGGTTGGCGCCCACCTGGTTGCCCTCGGCGTCGTACTGGATGCCGTCCTGCTCGAATGCGGCGCCCTCGTGGTGCGGGAAAATCACGGCGAACGGCCGCGAGCGGTCAAGGGTTTTCACGGGTCTTTCCCTGCTCGTTCATCTGCCTGAGAAGCATCTGGCGAGCGCGAATGGTGGATTTCAGACCGAGCGCGTCGCGCAGCTTCACGGCCGCTTCGCGCATCGCGGCTCGGCGCTCGGCGCACGACTTGCAGTTGCGCAGTCGCTCGATGAGAGATTGCTGGCCGTCCATCACTTCCTGTCGGGGTTGCACGGCATGTTCTTCATCGCCGGGTCCGACTTGGCGCCGATTCCGTTGATGCGGTTCACGGCATCCTGCTCGATCGACATGCCGAGCGTCTGCGGGTTGGCGTTGCCGCCGGTGCCGGTGCCGCGGTCGGGCATGGGGCGGGTGTCGCCCTGCAATTCGCCGCTCGGCTTGTAGTGCTGATCCATTGCGCGTGCTCCGTGATGGTTGGAGGAATGCGCCGACCAGATTGCCCAATGTTTCCCGGCTCGCGGGCATGAAAAAGCCGCCCGAAGGCGGCCTGTGGCGAGGCTGGCGTGGTCAGACGATGACGAGCGCCTTGCCGGTGTCGGCCAGCACCAGGAACCGGCCGGCGAATTCCTCGACCGCCGCCGTGCAGCCCTGGCAGTCGGGCACGCCGAAGTCGTCGAACAGGATGAACCCGCCCTTGACCATCAGATGCGGCATCGTGAGCAGGATTGCCTTCGTGCTCTCGTACTGATCGGCGTCGGCGTGAACGAAGCCGACCGGGGCCATCTTCACGAGCGAGTCGGGGAACAACCCCTTGATGACATGGGCGCGCGGGATCAATGCCTGCACGGCCTCGGCTGACGTGTCGGCGAACTTGCCAACCGGGTTGCCGCTGTCGAGCTCGCCCTGGTAGGGGATGCCCTCGAAGGTGTCGTAGAGGTAGAGTGGGCCGGGCCGGGTTTCGGCCAGCACGAGCGCCGAGCCGCCCTTCCAGACGCCAATCTCGACCGTGGCGCCCGCCGGGGCGCGGCTGGCGTAGTAGATGAGGGACTGGATCGCCGCCGCCGGGATGGCGGACTCGGCCTCGCGGCCGGGCCCGCACTGGATCATCGTGGTCAACGCTCCCACCCGCGAGCGCGACCCACCACGCCGCCATCCATCAGGCCGAAGGGGCTCGGCATGCTGTCGGCGTCCTTGACCTTGACGAATCCCCGTTCGAGGTCCGAAGCGTTCGCGCCGCACCCACAGGGCGCATCGAGCCCCACGGTGATGTTGGCGCCGCGCGGGGTCGGCAGGTCGTCGGGTCGCGCCCCGAAGGGCTCCTTGAACTTGTCCATGCTGTCCTCCAAGACGAAGCGGGCCGGCAGGGTTGCCCCGTGCCGGCCCGGCAGACTCAGCCGACCATCAGGCCGCCGAGTCCCACTTCACGATGCGCGCCTGCGCGGCCGCGGTGTGGACGAGGCCGAAGCCGCCTAAATAATACCAGGCGATGCCCCGCGAGCGACCGTAGTCCGTGGGAATCTTCCCGCGCATTTCCTCGGGAATCGCGATCCCCTCGGCCACGGTGTCGTCGCCGAAGAAGAAGGCCCAGTTGGACTTCGCGTTGGTGAACCCGGCCTTCGCGATGTTGGTCTGCTCCACGAAACGCACGTTCTCGTAGCGACCGATTTCGCCGTTCAGAATCATCTGGAAGCCGGCGTCCACATACTTGTGAACATCCTCCAGGTCATTCTTGAGCGTGCGGAAGGTCGACGGGTGCGCGAGCGCCGAGTAGTCGTCGCCCATGTAGGGCGGCATGTTCCGCTCCTTCATCAGGTCGACAATGGCCTTGACGTGGTTCTTGCCCATCGCCACGTTGTTCGTCGCCGTCGCAGTGCCGTTCGTGGTCAGTACCACGGAGTCGGTCGCGGTGCCGGCGGTCGGAACGACCCGCAGCGGCGTGGCATTGAACTGCGCGTGCGCAGCGACGTCGAAGGCCTTCTTCGCGTCGTTCTTGAGCACCTTGTTGATGACCTCCTTCACCGGGTGCTCGGACAGGTCGTCGAGCTTGCCGGTGTACGGGACACTGTTCCCGTACTCGGTGATCGTCATCGTGCCCTGGGTGATCGTGAAGTTGGTTTCGGGCATCGTGGAGGTTTCCGCGAGGGTCGTGCCCTGCGTTGCCACGTCCGAATACACGTTCCAGTGGAAAGTGTCGCCCTTGCCCTTGCCCTGCGCGGCCGCGTCTTTGACGTCGGCGAATTGACGGAACTTCACCAGCGGTTGCACCGCGTGGCGAAGGACCTTGCTCAGGCGGTCCGAATACATGTAGCCGCCGAGCGAGTTGGTAGCCCAAAGTTGGCCTGCCATGCTGCTCTCCTTGAAATGAAGGTCGTGGTCAGCGCCCCGCCTGCGGCCGTTCCCCGCGTCGCGCTGCGGCCATATCGGCGATCGTCATGGATCGCGCGGCCTCGCTCGACTCGGGGGCGACGCGCGTTTGCGCGGCACTCACCGTCCTGCCGGTAGGAACGTCCATCCCGGCCTTCCTTGCTTCCAGGGCTTCCCGGCGGTTTGTGGTCGGACTCTCGGCCTTTGGCGCGGTCTGCTCTCGCTGATACCCGAACTGCTGGTAAACCGACTGGCCGGCGGCCTCGAGCGCGTCAGCAAAGGGCTTGCCCCCTGCCAACTCGTTCGCGAGGGCCGCATCGGCCGCGGCTTGCAGCCACGGGTTCTCTGCGATGCGCGGATACGCACCCAGGAACGACTCCAATGCACGTCGCTCGTTCACCTTCTGTGTCACCACGTCCGCCAACTGGTCCGGGTCGATCTGCGGCGCAGCGGGTTGCTGGCGGCCGATCGCCTGGATGAAGGCATCGGTGGCCGCGTCCTCATCGCCAGAAAAGACGGCGTTGATGGCGGCTTTCAGCCTGGCCCGAACCGCCTCGTCCGTTTCCGCTTGCGGAGCTTGGCCGGGTGGGTTCTGACCTGCTGACGGTTGGATGTTGCCCGTTGTTTCCCCGTTCGTGCGACCTTGTTGCGCGGCGGCCTGCGCGTTGCGCAGCAACTCGGTCGCCTCTTGCAGGCGCCGGTCGACGGCCTCGGCCTTCTGCGCGGTGCGAAGCACCTGTTCGAGCGGCACGACCCTTTCCTCGCCGTCGACCTTGATCCGCACCTTGCGGTTGAGCATCGCGGGGTCGAGGAAGTCGTCGGCGGCAAGTTGCTGGTCGACCTGGGAGGGCTCCGGGTCGTCTGCGTCCTCGTTCTTGGCGTCCTGCTTGTCGGGGTTCTCGCCCACCGGTGTCTCGTCGGCCACGACAGGCGCGCCGATTTCCTCGGACAGTTTGGCAACGCGCCCCTTGCCGATCATGTCCATCGCTTCCATGCGCCGGGCGGCCGGCGAGCCCGGGATGATGTCCTGCGTCTGCTCCTGGTCGTCGTTGTCGTCGGCCACGTCCTTGCGGATAGCGTCCATGCTGGTGTTCCCTTGTTGGCTAGTCCTCCTGCTCGAGTTGGGTCAGGCGCATAGACGCCTGTCGCGCCGCGGTCATCATGTCTGCCAACCCCTGATGGAATCGGTCGATCGCCGCGATCTGTGTCTGGATGGCGCGAATGGCCCGGGCATCCTCGGGGTCCACCGTCGCCAGTTGTTCGAGGGCCGCCGCTCGGTCGGCCTCGGCCTGCTCGGTCATCCTCCGGCCCGCCTCGCCGGAGAGAAACCGCTCGACCTCGACGCCGATCACCTCATCGGCAATGAGCTTGCGAATCTCCGGGCTCACGCGCCCACCCGGGTCGGGTCGATGCCGTCACCCTGGGCGGTTTCGATCCCGTCGCCCATCCCGATCGCCCCGGTTTCGGGAGATTCGGGGGCCACCTGGCCGCCCGGCATGAAGGACACGCCGGTTCGCCGGTCGCCCACTTCGCCCTGCATGAGAGCCGGATCGGGTCCGGCCGGTTGCGGGAAGTCGGGGTCGGCGCCAGCGGCGGGCTGCCAGCCTGCGGTGCGCATCACCTCGTCGGCGATCGGCGCCACGCTCGGCACCGATGCGATCACCTGGCCGGCCTGCATCGCGCTGTACGCTGCCGCCACGCCTTCCTTGACTGCACGCTGTATAGACTGCTGCGTGTCGGCGCGCATCTTCTCGACCTGCGCGGCCAGCAATTCCGGCGGGTGCTTGGCCGCGAGTTGCTGTTGCAGGGACTCGATCATCTGCTGCATCTGCGCCACCACCGGGTCGTCCTCGGCCCACCGGAAGAATCGGCCGCCGTCGCGGTAGCCGATCATCGCGAAAATCTCCTTCGCGACCTCCTTCGCGTCGAGCCCGCGCTGCTCGAGCGCGCCGTCGGCGAGCAGGGTCTTGATCGCGTTGAACCCGAACAGGAGCATGTTCGCCTTCTCCTGCGGGTTCGTGGCCGACATCCCGACCGCGACCGTGACCTGCGCCTCCTGCGACCAGATCATGTCGTTGACCATCGCGGGGTCGAGCCCGGCGCCCACCGCGGCCAGGCGAATCACCCGATCGTCGGTTTCGTACTGCCGCTCGAGTTCGACCAGCATGCGCAGCATGGGTTCGACCCACGTTTCAACGAACGTGCGCAGCTTGTAGGCCGCCACCTGATTCTGGTTGGTCGCGAGCAGGTTCATGCCGCCGACCGTTTCGTTGAGATTGCGGTTGGTCTGCACGCTCGACTGCGAGAAGTTGCCAACGACCTCATCGAAGTCCAGATTCAGCCGGTCCTGCTCCTGGTAGGCCGACGACGTGACGTCGGGGGTGTCCACCACCTTGACGTCGCCCTCCGGGTCCTCCATCAGGGTTGCCGATGCCGGCATGTTCCGGCGCAGCGAGTCCAGGTCGACCTGCCTGTTGCGCTTGACGAAGTACCGCTTGTTGAGCACGAACGACACGTTGTCTATGCGCTGATTGCGCAGGTCGTTGGCCTCGCGCTGCAAGTCGCGGCCGAGCCGGGAGGTCGACGACGGGTACTGCCGGTTTGCCTCGATGTTCACGATGCCCACGGCGAACGGCCGGCCGTGCGCGTACTGGACCTCGAGCGGCATCGGATCGGAGAGCATGGTGTGGTCCTGCACCATGTACCAGATCATGTCGCGGCCGCCGACCTCGGCGATGTACTCGTGGACCTCGACGATGTTGAAATCCCCGAAGTCGTGATTCTGGTCCTGCGAGTCGGGCCGGTTGCCCTCGCGCTGCACCCGGATCGTGTCCGACTGGCGCCGGATGCCCTTGCGCAGGGTCGCCTCGTCCACGTCGCGCCAGCGCCCGCTCGCCATGCGCGAGCGGATGTCCTTGACGTACATTGGCAGGATGTGGACGAGGTAGGGCGATGTGCTGGCCGGGTCACGCCAGTCGCAGGCAGGGTCGAATCGGAAATTCTCGATCGGCACCAGGTCGATCTTGGGCTTGTCGGTCTTGACGTCCCAATAGCCCTTGCCGATCGCGATGCCCGTGGCGTGCGCCTCCTGATAGGCGCCGATGCAGGTCAGGAACCAGGGGATGCCGCGCGGCGGCGGGTCGGTGAGCCGGCGCTGCACGAGAGCCTTGTAGAACTTCGCCGCGTCGACCTGCTCGGGATCGTCCTTGTCGTTGGCCTCGACTGCCACGACATCGTGGCTCGAAAAGAACGCCTCGGCGGCCTGAGCCTCGTACTTGGTGATCGCCGCCCGGGTCTTGGGAACGAACAGGCGCGAGCGGCCCGCGTAGGACTGGCCCAGGTATTTCGAGCCATGCAGGTGCTGCGACTGCCAGTGCCGGATGTCCTGCTCCACGTCCCGGCGCACCGCGGCGTCGAAGTAGGTCGTGCTGGCCGAGTAGGCGTCGCGCGCGATCCGGACGTACTCCTTGTCGACCTCGCGGCGCAGGGACTCGATGTCCTCGCCCTCGGCGACGTCCGCGGGGATCAGGTCGGTGTCCGGCGGCGTGTCGATCATCGTGCGGTGTCTCCGATCAGCAGGCCGGCGTGGTCGACGGGGTGCGCGTCGTACTGGTCGAAGTCGATCCCGGCGCGGTTGAGCCGGTAGCGTTCCAGGATTTCGCCGCCCGCCTTGTCGGCCTGGCGATCCATTTCGGACGCGGACCAGACCTTGAGAATGTGAATGACGTAGCCATACTTGGCCGACACGGACAGGTTGCGCACGATCGCGATGCCCTGCTGCCACTGGCAGTGAACCGCCCACAGGTAGCCGGGGAAGCGGGCGTTGAGCCGTTCCCCGATCTGCTTGGACGTGGCAAGGTCGGCCAGGTCGTCCTGCGGAGTGTCGGTCAGGTCAATCATCGTAGGTGTCGGGTTCCGTGAACTCGCGAACAAGCCTCGCGCGTTGGTCGTCCGTCAAGAATGACCATTGTTTCCGGTCGACCGCGAGCCGCACGCCAGCCGGCAGCGAGTCGTAGGGGTCAATCTCCCGGAGCAGGATCGGGCGCGGGCGCATAGGCTCCGAGCCCGGAGTCGAACTTGCGCGATCCGCCCGCGAACTCATAGCCGGGCTCCTTGTTGCGGGGTTGCACGATGCCGGCCTGCGCCTCGGCCTGGGCGACCTCTTGCGACCACAGGCGCGTGGACGTGCGAACGACGGGCTCTGCCATGGTTAGACTCCATCCTCGTAGACGATCGGCTCGAGCGCCGACTGGTTGACGATGATCGGCGCCGCGGCGTCGATGTCGTAGATGCGCGAACAGGCGTCGAGCACGTCGTCATGCACCGAGAACGGATAGGTCAGGTACTCGGTGATGAGCATCTTGTTGAGCGAGTACATCTTGCCCTGGTAGTCGGGCCGGCGCGTCGGGGCGAAGATGCGCCATGGCTGGCCCTCGGCCCGCATCCGCGCCTGGTTGGCAGTCTCGCCCTGCACCACCTCGGCCATGTAGAAGCGCCCGGCCCGGAAGTGCGGGACAAGCCTCTGGATGCGGTCGTACTTCGACCCCGGACCCTCGCGCGGCCAGGCCAACTCGACCACCTCGAACGCGTCGCGGTCGCGCTCCATTTCGAGCTCGAAGTGCTCGATGTCAGATTGCAGGCCGTATCGTTCGTAGCCGACCTTGACCGTCTGCACGCCCGGCTCGCGCATCCAGCGCCTGCGCAGGTTGCGGATCGCCAGCCACCGTTCGTGTAGCCGCATCTTGTCCCGATACCCGTCGAGCAGGTACAGGTTCCAAGCCGCGTCGACGCCAAGCACCACGATCGCGGTCGAGTCGCTGCCCTTCTTTCGGCTGCCGGCCGGGTCGGCAAGGATGTAGACGTTGAGCGTCGAGGGCCGGATGTCGATGAACTTGAGCCAGGGCTCCTCGAACAACGCCTCGGTGCCGGCGGCAGGGTTCAGCAACATCTGCGCGGCGATCGTGGCCGGAGTCTGCTGCGTCCTTTTGTCCGCCCACGCCTCGGGCGTCAGGAACACGGGCTTGCCGGTCGGCGTGCCGTCGTCGGTGGCCGCATAGACGCGAGGCGTCACCGCGCCCATTTCGATCATCGCGTGATACGAGTCAGCGAAGTGGTATCGGGTTCCGATGTGCCACTTTCTGATCTTCCCGTCCGTCCCGCGGGCGCCCAGGTTGTCGGACAGGGACCATGCGTTCGTGGTCTTTTCGATCTGCTCGGGCGTGCCCACGCTTTCGAGCGTCACCACGTCGTCGTAGACCATGAGGCGGAAGTGCGAGCCGGTCGGCTGGCCGTCCACCAGACCATGCGCCTCGATCGTGGACTCCTTCGGGTTCGATGCCCGCCGGATGATGATGCCCTTTTCCTCCGACCACCGGGGCGCCTCCTTCTGCGGATCGGCCCACAGAATGTCCGGGTACAGGGCTTTCAGCGTCGCGTTCTTCTCGAACTCGGCCTTGATTTGCAGAAGGAACTTGCGGGCCGTCGGCTTCGTGTGCGAGAAGATGCCGATCGTGATTTCCGGGTCGCGCAGAATCTCCTGGATGATGCCGGCGAACGTGATGATGGTCGACTTGTAGTGCTCCCGAGCCCACAGGTCCAGGAACCCGTCGGTCGCCGCCTCGACCTCCCTGCACCGGGCATAGACCCACGGATGCAGCGCGTCGACCCGGCCCAGGACGTTGACCAGCAAGAAGAAGCGATCGCGCCGGCCGA